AATAATAGTGGAGCAACCGCAACAACTCACGCATCTACAGCAACAACATTGGGAGATTTTGATCTCAAATATATTACAATAGCTGAATCTATTATAGGAATTCGGAGAGTAGTTCCATTCTCCGATAACGTTCTATCTTCTTCTATGTTTTCTGCTAAGTATCAATATGCATTAAATGAAATGCACAGAATGGGCGCATCTTTACAATATCACCTAATTTCAAATCAACATCTTCAAATGATAGATGAAATGTTTACTGGTGCTCCTTTGTTTAGATATAATCGACATGCAGATAGATTATATCTTGATATTGAATGGGGTGTGGATGCAAACATGGATGACTGGGTAATTGTAGAATGTGATAAAATTCTTGACCCCGATACATATGCTGACATTTGGAGTGACTTATTTCTCAAAAAATATACTACTGCATTGATTAAACGACAATGGGGACAAAACCTTATCAAATTTGAAGGAATGCAATTACCTGGTGGAATAACCTTAAATGGCAGGCAAATGTATGATGATGCAACGGCTTCAATAGAAATGATTGAAGGGGAAATGCAATTACGATACGAATTACCTGTAGATGGATTAATAGGATAGTAAATGGCAACAAATCAATATTTTAATCATCATGGAACAAATACTCCAGAAAATAGATTGATCGAAAATTTGATGATCGAATCCATTCAAACATATGGAATTGATGTCTATTATCTTCCAAGAACATTAAATAATGAAGATACTTTGTTGGGAGAAGATGCATCATCATCATACGATAGTGCTCATACAATTGAAATGTATATCAAAACTGTAGACGGTTTTGAGGGATCTGGGGATTTCATTGCAAAATGGGGTCTACAAATAAAAGACCAAATTACATTTACTGTCGCTAAACGTAGATGGCAAGAATTAGGATTGTCCACCGATGGACGGTCGAAAATTCCACATGAGGGAGATTTGATTTATTTTCCGATAACAAAAGCCTTGTTTCAAATATTGTTTATAGAAGATGAATCTATATTTTATCAGACCGGACAATTGCAATCTTATGATATGTTGTGTGAAATGTTTACCTACTCTGATCAAAAATTTGATACTGGTATTGATACTATAGATGCAATTGAACGAGCACATTCTTATTCTATTGATTTTACAATGAACACTGGAAGTGGAAATTATACTGTGGGTGAAACGGTATATCAAGGGGCATCACTTGCTGCTGCTACGGTTAAGGGTGAAGTGGGTAGTTGGAATTCTACCACTAAAATTCTCAATCTTCTTAATATGACAGGAAACTTTTCAGGGACTGTAAATATTATTGGAGATAGCTCCAGTGCATCTTACTCTATTACTTCTTTTGATGCTCAACAATCCGCCGCAAATACAGCGGCTACTTCCAGTAATGTAGAGATAGAAGCTGAGGCCGATGCTATTATCGATTTTACTGAAGGTAATCCTTTCGGGACATTATAATAATGCTAGGAATAACGTATTACCATCAGACAATTAGAAAGTATGTAGCGGTTTTCGGAACTCTTTTCAATGATATAAACATTGTAAGAAAAAATTCATCTGGAGTTATTACAGAACAAATTAAAGTTCCGATAGCGTACGAAGCAAAAGATAAAATGTTGTTACATATACGGAAAATGTCAACAACAGATGCTAGTGTCATGACAACACTCCCGCGAATGGGATTCGTTATGAACGGAATTTCATATGATGGTACTCGAAAATTGAATACGTTGGGTCGAGTAATTTCTGCTAATACCGCAGCAGGAACCAGTACTTTGATGAGACAATTTAATCCTGTTCCTTATAATTTTAATTTTGGTTTAACTGCGGCAGTAGAAAATGCAGAAGACGGTGCTCAGATTTTTGAACAGATTGTACCATTTTTTACTCCAGAATTTAATGTTAATGTAAATCTGATTCCTGAAATGGACATTTCACCGGATATTGCAATAATATTAAATGATGTTACGGTAGAAGATTCGTACGAGGGTGAATTTAGTTTAAAACGTGAAATTATCTGGTCTTTCACTTTCATGCTCAAAGGATATATTTATCCAGATATTAAAACAGGAACGGTTATTAAGAAGGTTATCGTTAATCTTAGAGTACCGGGCGCCGAGGCCGATGTACCAGAATATATTATACTAGAAGATAGCACAACTTTTTCCACCAATTATTTGATTCTAAATGCAGATGCAGGTTCTCCGGACGCAACAGGAACAATGAAGGTATTGGGTGAATGGAGTTCCGAATCAACAGGATCTGCAGGAATTAAAACTCGATATACAGTAACACCGGGACCGGGCGATGCTACGGCAAACGATGATTTTGGATATACAGAGACAACTGAATTTTTTAATGATAATATAGATATTGACCCGGTAACTGGACTAGATGTTCAACTATAATGTTCAAACGGCTCATATTTTTTGTTTTTGTGGTTTGTATCGGTGCATCGGTCTATGCAAGTCCTGTAGTTGAACACGGTCCGATCCCGATAATTCTGGCGGATACATATAAGACCAAAGATATTTTACTTCTTTTTAAATCGTGTTATGAAACTATTTACTTTTTGGGAAATACGAAATATAAAGGAACGAGAAAACCCCTAACAGAAGAAAAGGTGTCGGAACACTGTTTCTGTATATGTGATAAAATTAGGAAGAAACATTCGTCAGAAAAGTTTTTAAATAGACAATCCAGTGAGTTACAAAAAATTATTGCTCCTTTGTCAAATGAATGTATACAGGATCTAGGACCTTTTTGGGAAAATGTGAAGGATAAATAATGGACAGTCGTATAGATGAAATTCTTGAAATTACCAGTTTGGTTCCAACATCAGAATTAAAACCGGAACCATCATCAAGAATTATACCGAAAACAGATGGTAAAGATGATGATATTGATTATAATTATGCCCGTGAAAATTACTACAATCTAATCGAAAGAAATCAAGACGCAGTAGAAGAGATGTTGGAGATTGCAAAACAATCCGAGCATCCTCGTGCTTTTGAGGTGGTCGGCCAACTAATTAAGTCTGGATTGGATGCAAATAAAGAATTGATGGCTCTACATAAAACTAAAAAAGAATTAAGTGTAGAAAAAGGGCCGACACAAGTAACCAATCAGGCAGTCTTTGTTGGTTCAACGGCCGAATTGCAGAAACTATTAAAGGTTAAACGTGGCTAGTGAAACATATCTTGGAAACCCCAATCTCAAAAATGTAGGTCAAAAAATAGAGTGGACAGAAGAATCTCTTACTGAATATATGAAATGTAAAGAGAGTCCTGAATACTTTATCCAGAATTATGTGAAAATTATTCATGTAGACCACGGACTGGTCCCGTTTCACATGTATGATTATCAAAAGGACATGATTCATAAATTTACAGATAATCGTTTTGTGATCTGTAAGATGCCAAGACAAACAGGAAAATCCACTACCATTATTGCGTTTCTTCTACATTACATTCTGTTCAATGAAAGTGTTAATATTGCAGTTCTTGCCAACAAAGGATCAGTAGCAAGAGAACTATTGGCTAGATTACAACTTGCATATGAACATCTTCCCAAGTGGATGCAACAAGGAGTATTGGTATGGAACAAGGGAAATATTGAAGTAGAAAATGGTTCTAAGGTTATCGCTGCAGCAACATCTTCTAGTGCAGTTCGAGGTAGTTCATTTAATATCATTTTTCTTGATGAGTTTGCTCATGTTCCGCAAAATATTGCTGAACAATTTTTTACATCAGTATATCCCACAATTTCTGCTGGTGAATCCACCAAAGTTCTAATTGTTTCAACTCCATTGGGGCTCAATATGTTCTATAAAATGTGGGTAGAAGCTGCAGAAGGCAGAAATGATTACGTACCGATTGAGGTCCACTGGTCGGAGATGCCCGGCAGGGACGGAAGATGGAAAGATGAAACCATAAGGAATACCAGTGAAGTGCAGTTCACGCAAGAATTTGAATGTGAATTTGTAGGGTCAACATATACATTGATAGCCCCATCGAAACTTAGAACAATGGTATTTAAGAGTCCAATTCATAGTAATAACAATCTAGATGTATATGAAGAACCAAAGAAGAATCACACTTATGCACTCGTTGCTGATACTGCTCAGGGAAAAGGTGTAGATTATTCAGCATTTGTAGTCTTTGATGTTTCTGAAGTGCCGTATAGACAAGTAGCAAAATATCGAGATAATACCATTTCTCCCATGTTGTATCCGAATGTGATTTACAATGTAGGAAACAAATACAATTGCGCTCATGTTTTAGTTGAAGTTAACGACATTGGAAGTCAAGTTGCTGATACCTTACATTATGATTTGGAATACGAAAACATTATGATTATTACGATGAGGGGAAGAGCGGGACAACAGATTGGTGGGGGGTTCGCAAAAAATATTCAGTTGGGATTAAGAACAAGTAAACAAATTAAGAGAATTGGTTGTGCGACTCTAAAAGATTTAATAGAACAAGAACAGTTAATTATTCCAGATTTTGATACTATTAAAGAACTCACAACCTTTGCTTTGACAAATAGAAGAAAAGCTGGTGGAGTTCGAAACCGATATCGACGCGGCAAAAAAGGAATACGCGCCGATCATCCAGCGGTTGAAGGAAATCGAAAAGGCAGAACGTTAAACCCTGGCCCTTATCTGGCAGGGGCCTGCCTGTGGGCAGGTTATCCGCTTCGCTCATCCTGTTGGGGTTGCCCTGCGAGCGTTGCGTCGTTACACGCCGCGCCTGCAGGGCTATTCCCGGAACAAGGTGGGGATCAGCAATTCCCACTGCGCCTGCCAGTCCTGGCCAGGGCGGATTTTGAAACCTGAGCGAACAAATTGGGCAATGCGCCCCTCGACCACTGCCAGCAACAGGTTGGCAGTAATGGTGGGAGTGGCC